CATTACAGAAATCGAAGCCCACTGGATTGATGGTTGCCAGAAGAAAATTGAAAACTGGCGCAGCTACCGGGTCACAAAGGCTGCTTTTGAAAAATTAAAAGCGCAATATCCAATTTCAATGGAATGTTGCCTTGACTAATAACTACACGGGCGGCGCTGCTGCCGCCCAGAAAGAATGGTGATAATATATGGGAAAATCTTATAATAGACGTTTCAGAAAGAACGGGCTTTCATTCATGGTGCAGGACACGCACCCGGCAGACCGGAAAAGTGATACTGATAAATACTATCTGACAGTAAACAAAGGCGGCATATACAAGATTGTGTATGACAGTATCACATGGGAAATACCAAAGTTTCCAACTATACACGCAGCCCAGTTCTGGGCGCTTACCAGTTCTGATTTTATCGGCACAATGTAAAATGCTTTTATCTTACGGAAGTATACATATTATACAATTATACTTCCGTAAGTTTGTGCATTGTGTCTATTGCTTTTATACTTCCGTAAGTATATAATAAAGACAGTTAAAGAAATACAGAACACGGAGGGCAAAGCAATGACAGTAAAACTTCAAGGAATATATAACAAGCAGGAAGCAAAGGCAGTAAAAGAATTAAAGACTGGGGACGTTATCATGTGGAACTACGGATATACAAGCACCGTGGTTGACCTTATCCCAAGCAAGACCGGAAAGACAATCACTTGTCTTCTGAAAAGCAATCAAGATGGCGTTGTCCGTGAAAGAAAAATGGGTGCAGAAAGACTGGTTGCTATTGCATAGCAACCAGCCAGAAAGAAAGGTGGAATGAATGATGGAAGCAAAAATGATGATAGCTGGAAGCTTTGATGAATTTGTGGAAAAGATAACGCAGGCAGAACGCAAAGCGCTTAACACTCCTTTTGGGCAAGAAATAACAGAACGGCTTCTGAAAATGAAGCTGGAAGAAAACCCAGATATGACAGTGGAAGAATGGCAGGACACAAAAAGCCAGTTCTTGACTTTCCTTTTCGCAATGTTCGTGAAAGAAACGCCGCAGGCTATGGCAGAACTTGCCCAGCATACATGGGACGAATTGCAAGCAAAAGAAGTATAATGCAACCGGGCGGCATTGCTGCCGCCCAGAAAGAATGGTGAATGACTATGAAAACAGATATTGTTATTTGCAGCAAGTGCAATGGTTCTGGCAAATTCATTTATAAATCCGGCATGACTGGTCCTTGCTACCAGTGCAACGGCAAAGGTTCTGTGAAGCGCATTGCTCACAAATCCTTTGCAATATCCATTATGAACAATGATGGCGTCCGCATTGACTGGCTGCACATAAGCGCCAGAAGTCAAAATGAAGCCGTCAGAAAAGCCCGTGCGACTGCTGCCCGTGGCTGCTATAAAGACCAGCTGGACACAATCACCGCAACTGAAAGTGGGATTGAGTACACATATAAAACAATATAACGCTGTATTTGCCCCGTAAACGTAAAAAGACCGTAAGTGGTGTATTTCTCCACTTACGGTCTTTTCTTCTCATTCTGGCTTATTCTGCAAAGCGTCAGCGGCATTATTTAAGGTTTTCCAGCGTGTTTCCCTCTTCGTCAACAATCTTCGTGACTTCTGCCGCCATCTTCTCTGCTTCTTCCTTTGTCACGCTCCCGGTAATGTTCCCGGCTGCGTCGTAAAGGTTCACTGTGCCGTCTGCGTTGGTTTCCGTGGCACCCTCTGGCACATTGTCTGTGGCAATAGCCACTTTCTCTGTTGTTGTCACTGGCGCCGTGGTGTTAATCACTACCGTTGCAGCTGGTGTGGCTGTGAGTGCTTCCAGTGGTTCTGCGGTGTTGCTTTCTTTCTCTCCGGCTTTCATGGCATTGTATGCCGCCTGCGCAATAGCTTTCAGCTGGTCTTCTGTGACATTCAGCCCGGCTTCATCAGCAATCTTCTTCAACTGCTCCACAACTGCTGCCATCTTCTCTTCCCCGGTCTTATCCTTTTTGAACTCTTTTGCCCATTCCACAAACTTTGCTGCCCACTCTGACAGTTCGCCCAGCTTGTCTGTGACTGTCTTTGGAATGTTTGGGCAAACGTACTTTCCAATCAAGAACGCCCCCAGTGTTACGGCAAAATATACAGCTGCATAAATTACATTATCCATTGTCTTTTCCTCCTGTTGATTATGCAGGCAGCTTCAATGTCTGCCCAGCGTAAATGGTGTTACTTGTAAGACCGTTCATGGTCTTAATTTCATTGTATCTGGAACCGTCGCCCAGCTGCTTTGCTGCGATTGCCCAAAGGCTGTCACCGCTCTTCACGGTGTATGTACGCACGCCGCTTCCCGGAATTTTGATTTTCTGCCCAACACTAATGACGTTAGGGTTTGCAATTCCATTGTAGCTTGCTAACTTCTGGTATGTGGTGCCATACTTTGCAGCAATGCCAGAAAGTGTGTCACCTCTCTGCACGGTGTATACCTGTTCCCCGGCTGTTCCCTGCGCAGGCTGTGCAGGTGTCGCAGGCTTTGCAGGTTCGCTGGTTGCTTTCTTTGAGAAGTCCGGTACGCCATAACCTCTGATATAACGCCCGTTGACTTCCAGTGTTCTTCTTCCAACTGCATTGGACTTGTTGCCCTCAATAACTGTGATAGTGTTACCGTTGCAGTTTTCCACAACGCCCACATGGTCTGCGCTGCCTGTGCAGTCACCAGCGCCGTTGTCGTCCCAGTCATAATAGATATAGTCGCCCGGTTCCGGCACCTTTGCGTCATTCTCGCACCAGCGCCCCATCTGCTGCCACAACTTAATCTGGCGGTCACAGCTGCACTCCGTAGGGATAATGTCTGTGTAGCCCGCTTCAATGGCAATCTTTGAACCAAAGGTTGCGCACCATGCGTCACGGTATGTCACTTTGTACCCCTGCGCTAACGGCTTGTGGTTGTTGTAGGCGTCAATGATTGCGTGGTGTGCTGCTGTACCCTCTTTCACTCCCACATACGCTGCCGCCCTTGCTGCAAATTTCTTTCTTACTTCTGATACATTCATGTTGCTTGTACCTCCATTCTTTTTATTGCTAACGGCTCCGGCTGCGTACTGGTCATAGTATTTCTGCCCATATCCTGCACGCTTTGTCTTCACCGTGTCGCTCTGGTCTGCCGGGCGCTCAAACTGTGTCAGCACTGCATTTGAAGCAGCAATGACGGTCTGTGCGCTCTTTAATACTGACAGTGTGGCTTTGTAGCCCTCTGTCAATTCTTTCATAAGGAACCCCAGCTGTGTTTCAAGGTCGCCAATAGACTTCCCGGCTGCTTTTGCATATTCCAGCAAAGCGGCTTTTCTGGTGTGGTATGTCCACTGCGCCAGCCCATAGCCTGCGCCGTCCCTTGCAAAGTTTCCATAGCTGCCGTTGTCCACGGCTGCTGTGTAGCTTGCGTCAGTGTGTCCCAGCTTCTTTTCATAGCTGTTCTGCAAGTTCTGCGGGTTCAGCCCGCTTTCTGCATATAGGTTCCCCATCAATCCGGCTGCCCCACAACTGGACAGCCCTTTTGATTTCAGAAAATTCCAAATCTTTTCTGGTGTTGTTTCTCCTATTAGTCCCATGTCTTATACCTCCCCTGCACTACTGTGTCATGCTTGAAAAGTCAGACAGCGTGCCGGACAACTCCGGGTATGCAGCTTTGATTTTCAGCAGGTTTTCTGCCTTTGCTTTCCAGCAGTAGAACGCTACTGCGGCAGCAGTTACCCCGCCAACGAACGTCAGCAAGACTGATAACTGGTAAAAATCCTTTGTGACCACTACCCACACGCCAACGGCAAATGCTATGTAGTAAGTCGCCAGAATTGAAAAGATAATGATTTTTGTTGCGCTGGTCTTTCGCTCCGGGTGTTCCTGCAACTCTTCTTTTCTCTTCTTCCTGCGCTGTCTGAAATACTGTAAATTCCATAAAAAAAGCACTGCTAATGCCAGTGCAAATCCAATGATAAAAAATATTAAACTTTTCATATTGCTGTTTTGTACCTCCTATTGTTCTTCTTCCGGCTTTGACAAAGCAAAATCATTTGTGCGCATACACTCTTTGTATATTTCCAGTATGTATTCATGCGCAACATCAACTTGCCCATTAGTCAACTTGCGGTCTTTGATGTACTTGTCATACTTTGCCAGTATGTCAATGATATGGTCGAACTCTTCTTTTGTATGGCGTCTGTGATTTATGCAACTGCTCTGAAATTCCAGAATTTCCATACGCCAGCTGTCAACCTTGTGGTCTGTGAAGTCTTTTTGCAGCTGGTCCAGTTGTTCTTTCATGTCGTGGTTCATAAGATTTCCCAGCTGTTTAATCAACCAGCGCACGGGCTGTACTTTAATTCCCGGCGTTATGTCAATAACAATCCCAATTCCCGCAAGCCACACAATAGCTTTCTGTACCATTTCCCAGACGTCCGCTGGGTTAAGCGTCTGTATTGCTTCCACTGTCCGTCACCTCCTTTTCTTCTGGCTGCTTGATATAATCATCAGCGCTGCCGTAATATCCGCAGAATAGACCGCATTTGCTGGCTGGCTTCTTCTCCGGTTCTGGATATGGCTTGCCCATTTCCTGCAAGTACAGTTCGTTTAGACTCTGGCGCATACCGTAGCTGTTGAAATGCTGTAATATGCCCCGGTATGAAGCAACGGACCTATCCAGTGTATCTTTGTCAATCTCTCCTGCGTGATATGCTGTAAACATATATTTCAATCTACGTTTCAGCTTCTTTGCCGTCTTCTTGCGCAATTTTATGTGTGTTGACCAAATGCGGAAGCCTACAAACTCAATGCCCATGCTGGTTGGTCTTATGCAAGTTTTCTTGTTAAGCTGCAAATGCAGCTTGCTTCCCAGAAAGTCCGCAATCTTATTCTTTATCTTTTCCAGATACTTTTTGTCTGGGTGTAAAATAATAATGTCGTCCATGTAGCGTATGTAATAATGCAGGTGTAGTTTGTGTTTG